CTATGATAATTTTCTATTATCAATCGCTGTTTTTCTATCTTCATCACTACTTCTTGCATACCCAACAGACTGTTTGTAAGAAGCATGCCCTAGGATGTCCTGGACAGTACGTGCTGACGTATTGGACTGTATTAAATCTGTTGCCATTCTATGTCTTAGCATATACATATTAAATTTAATTCCAATTCGATTCGAAGTCCGTGAAATAAACTGACTTATAAATGAAGTTTCAAAAGGTAATCCATCGTGATCGTAGAAAAGGTGTTCTTCCTTAATTTCATCAAACATTTTTAACAATATTGGTTTTAAGTTATCACTAATAGGAACAGTTCTAATGCTCTGCGTTGTTTTTGTTGATATGACTTGTCTCACTTTATTTTGGGTACTTCCTATAGCCTTATTTATCGTGATTTCACTGGTAATGAGATTTATATCATCCCTAGTCAAAGCGAAGCATTCTGATGGCCTAATACCTGTGTAAAACATAATCTTGAGCATATAGATGATGCGAGTTCTTCTAAATCTTCCGATTGGATCACGTACATACTTTGATGTTTCTTCTAAGTATTCAACAAACTGCTTGAAGTCTTCATCGCTGATAAGTACTTTCTTCTGCTTTTTAGCAGGGGCTTTTGATTTAGGAATAGTGACTGCAACTGTCTTATCTGCAACGAGTATATCATTCATTGCAGCTGCTTTATAAATCTGTCTCCATAGCGATAGTACTCGCTGTGTAGCTTCCAATGAATGGTTGTTGATACTATCGTTGATTGATTCTTGTACATCAATAGGTTTAATAGATGTTATTTCTCTATTTTCATATTTTTTTATACTGTTCTTATATGTTGTTTCGTGTCTTTTCCATGTTTTAACGCTAATATTAAAGAGTTTCTTTGTTTGATGATATAATTCTCCAACTGTTGGAACATGCTTAATTAGAGTGCCTGTATTTATCTCACGCAATGCGTTATCTCGAATTATGATTGCGGCTTGCATAGCTTCTTTTGGAGAAACATATTCTGCTACATTTATATTTCTGTTATAGATTTGTTTTTTACCAGAAGCATCTTTGAAGTTGATGTATACCTGTAGATAGTGATTTTTTTTATTCTTTCTTTCGATAATATATTTTTCTTTTTTCACTATTTTCTCCTTTCAAAAGTATTTTATGACATGAAATCTTTTTTGAAATATTCCGGGAATGCAATGTGTAGTACTTCCATTAAATGCTCACGATCTACAGGTGACATCTTATACATTGCGGCTTCAATCTCCGCTAAATACTTTTCTATCTGTTCCATTATTAGGCTCCTTTATGATAAAATTGTGTACAGTAAAAGCACTTGGTTGTGTGCATACTGCTATGCTCTGCCATTCCCGTGGTGGAGCTTTTTATTATAAGCGTAGAGAGGGTTTACAAAAGCATTGTCATAAATAATCAACTAAACTTCATCTCTTTTGTCTTCAATTGTATTAAAAACTTCCAATTACTTTTCCAACTGTAATTATATTGTCATAGTCGTTGCAATGGATATCTTGATATTGCTTATTATGTGATATTAATCTATCTTTTCCTAGTTCCTTTACAAAACTCTCACCATTGATGATGAATACACCGATATCACCAACATTTAATTCAGATTGCTTTTTCACTAATAATTTATCTCCATCTTGATATGTTGGCTCCATTGAATGTCCTTTAACAGCAATGACAAGGTCAGCGTTATTGTTTAGTGGCGTATCTGGCAATGTAATTGCAGTGCAATCAAGATCATCGAATAGATACTCACCGTTACCGGCAGATGCTCCCGCAGCGTAATAAGGCTTTGTAATGTATGCCGGCATATCTTCTTCAATAACCATATTGCAACGCTCGTATTCAACCTCTAATAGATTATTAATAGCCTTTCTACCATAGCCATCTAAGCTACGGTATTTTTTTATTAAAGATTGCTCATTACTGCTAATGATGAAATCGCTTATATGTAAATCTTCCATCTCGTCTTGGTATAAATAATTGGCGTCAATATTCAGGATTGCTAAGATTTTTGAAATAACGGAAATATTTGGCTCACGATATCCTTTTTCGTATCCGTTAAGAGTTGATGTGGCGATTCCTAGTTTATTAGCTAATTGTTCCTGCGTCATGCCAACTGCGTTCCGTGCTTCTCTTATTCTATCTTGATATGCCATTTTGATACCTCCTATTTAGATAGTACACATTTGTAGAGTATGTTGTAAATAAAATATTCGCATTATGCGAATATTTTTGTATTGTTGTATTGACAATTATGCGATATGAGAATAATCTATATATAGAAATTCGCAATACGCGAAAATAGAGGAGGTGAAAATATGCAAATCGAAAATTATAACGGAGTAGTTCCGAATAGAATTTCTGAAATTATTACCCAAAAGGGATTAAAAATCAATGCTATTGCAAAAATGGCAAACATGAAACCTTCAGAATTATATTCTGCAATTGCGAACAGAAGAATTATAAAGCCGGATGAATTACCGCGTCTAGCAATTGCGCTTGGAGTTTCGGTTGATGATTTATTTCAAGAATCATAGCAAGGAAAGGAAGGCCGTATGAATAAAGATGAAAAGCCCATAGAGGAAAGAATATTTACTAAAGAAGAAAGGCAGCTTTTCTCACTAATCTATAAAAGAGAAAAAGCTGCAATGAAGAAAGGATTTCTAATTGGAATTTTTATAGGAATTATTGCTACTGTCTTGTTTCAAGCCATAGCAGGATATTAAGGATAAGAGATATCAAGGAAATCAAAATTGCAATCCAATTTGGAAGTGAATTGAATATTTTCCATCTCTGAACGATGCAATAGCGCTCGTATTGTTCAGAAAGATGATAGGTATCAGTACCTATGTTAATGCCGAATTCATTAACTTTATCTAATAAGTTTTCGGTCAAAAAACCGTAATCGCAATACAAGCGATGAAAACATTTAATTTCATCTCGATGCTGATTTTTCTTGAAGTGAAAGGTAAATAAAGAGCGCCGTTCGTCCTTATTCAAAACAATTTCTTTGATATCTATCATGTTAATCACCTCTTCGGTTTAATTATATATCAACTGAAGAGAATATCCACAACAAGGAAAGGAAGGGATAGTTTATGGAAATAGCAACTATTAAATATTCTGATTTCGACAATTCAGTTTATCACGTTGAAATGAAAATCGAATTCGATTCTTGCGATTGGTGTGAATTTCAAAATTCAAAGTTGTATCGAGATTTAAAGGATTTTGTGGAGAGAAGACAACATGAAAAAAGAAAATGAATTTAACACTTTGATATATGTCGAATTGCCTAATTTAGTTAATCGTATTATGAAAAACTTTTATATGGAAGATATAAAAACTAATGAGTTGATAGCGAATGAAATAAAAAAGTTGTAAATGCAGAAATAGAGTCAGCAATCACAACTTTCAAGAAGTTATGCTCCTAAGGATTTTAGAATCATAGCAATGAAAGGAGAAAAGAATATGCTACATCATTACATCACTAAATATATCGATGAAAATGGCAATTGCATTGTAGAAGCTTGGATACAGTTCAACTTCTTTAAATGGTGCTTCTGTTTTTTGAGAAGGAAAAAAGTAATTAAAAACAATTCAACTATCACATTACAAGTAGCAAATATGGATGATGAATTAATTACAAGTATAGATACAGACGGGAAGGATTCTGTTGGTATCACACAAGATGGTTACAAAGTATTTGTGAATGGAAAATTACTTGGAATAGAAAACTCATCCATCAATGAATGAGTTTCTATAGAAAATTACTTTTCTAAATTGTTATTAGTTGACTTGTCTGGATTTGAACGGATGTACTTGTTTCCATTTGATGAAATAGAACCGTTGTATCCGTTAATCTTGCCTTGCTTTGCTTGGTTATAGGCTTGATTATTGGTCATTATCCGACCATTTACAGATACTTTTGTATTCAATCCAGTTGAAGATTGACTAACAACTTTCACATTAGCTCTAGCGATATTATTCACCTCCTTTCAGGGGCATTATATACAAACAAAAAAGGAAAACAAGCATAACGAAAAAGAAAGGAATTAAAATGAATATCTTTTATACACAAGAAGAGCTTGCACAACTTCTTCGATGTGATTCAAGACATATCGGTAGATTAAGGCGTGCAGGATTAATCAATTTTATTAAGGTTGGAAGAAATTACATTTATAGAGAGTCCGACGTTAACTCGTTCGTAGATCAATATGCTAATTGTGATTTATCAAACGAGAACAAAATCAAAGTATATACGCAAATTAAAAAAAGCGCCGTCCAGCAAGACAAGAGCGCTTAAGTGATAGACCTTAACTATCACTCTCATTATATCAAATAGAAATGGAGAGTTAAACATGAAATTAAAAAAGAACGTAATTAACACGCTTGAAGAAATGGCATTCATAGCAATGTTTATATGCATTTTCGTAAGAGCGTTTTTATTCTTGGTAGGTATTGATTTATGAATGAGTTAATCAGAGATAAGCTTCGTAGATTAAAGGGGCTACCAACCAAAAGGGTAAGTACTGAAGGGATTGTGATTCTTGATGATGATAAGGCAGAAGCTGCATTGCAATTTGAGTTATCAAAGCTGGATGAATTTCAAAGAAAAGTAAATGAGATGAGTGATTGTCATGATTAGACAATGCTTTGACTGCAAAAGATGTACTAGGTGGAATGAAGAAACACAAAGTTGTCCACCAATACAAGCTGGTTACAGGGTTTTTGAAGTAAAGAACGACCGATTACAATGCAAATTTTATCAAACACAAAAACAGTTAGAACTGTTAATAGGAGAAAAACATGAAGAAACAACTAACACTAGAAGAATTTGAAAATCAATCTGCAAGAGATGCTGTTGTCGAACGCACTGCTTCTCAGATATACCGGATTTTAGAAAAGAAGGAGCTGAGTTATCGAGAAGTATTGCGTGTACTTGCAGGAGCGCGATCACTAGCTGCAACCAATGCAAAATTAAATTAGAAAGGCGAACTGGTCTAACGCTGAATGCATTGGTTGCAATAGACCGCTTTATAACAACAGAAAGGAGAATATCTAGATGTCAAAAGGAATTAAATCATTCCTACTTGACACACAGATGGATAAAGATGTTCGGCTCATTGAAGCACGCTTTGGGCTGACAGGCTATGCAATATTAGTTAAGCTCTGGACTATGATCTATCGAGATGAAGGCTATTACTGCAAGTGGGACGACGACACAAAGTGCCTATTCGCAAGAGAAATTGGAGCGGATAAAAAGAAGGTCGAGCAAATTGTAGAGGAGTGTTTGAGAAGGGGATTGTTCTCTAACGAGATATACAACCAGTTCCTGGTGCTCACTTCTGCTACCATCCAAAAACGTTTTCTTCAATACAAAGCACGTGCAAAATTTGTAGAGATAGAAAAGTGTTTTCAGTGTGTCAATTTTTCACCGAATGAATACAAAAATATAAGAATTGTAGACAATATCTCAAAAAATGTTAGCATTTCCGCTCCTATTAGATTAGATATGACTAGATTAGATATGACTGATGATGATATAGGAGAAACGGTCGATTTAGATCGTTGGAATATGTTGCTAGTTCAACCTGTTCAAAGGGAAGTGGAAGTGCTTAATCCGTATAATGATGATTCGATAATTATTAATAAGATATTTCAAGCAAAAGAAAAGCTGCTATCAATGCTTGCTTCTATTGATGATCCTGCAATTATCTATGGTTTGAATAATTGTACGGATAGCGATGTAAATCAAATATGGATGCAAGCATGTGAGGCTTTTGGATTAGAACAGACTATGGAAAAGAAGATTCTAAATCCTGAGGGATACATGTTAAAAACAATCGAAAATAAATTTAGAAAGGTTGATTATGTCAGAAATTAAAAAGAGAGCATTGGCCAAGATGAATGAAGAGATGAGCAAACAACATACATTCGCAGTCGATGCAATACATAACTGGTTATGTATTCAGGAAGACGATGAATTATTTGAATGCATATGTAAAGAAGGAAAGACAGTTGCAAATGCATATACATATTGCGTAAACAAAGCTTCTGATCAACGTGATGGTGGTTGTGCAGTAGTTGCGGATAGCGTTGTCTTTGGTTGGGCAGCAGAGTACTTTAAATCAGATTTAAAGAACGTTAAAGCAAAGGCTACTGCGAATGTGACTATTCAAAGGGTAAATACTAATGAAGCGAAAGAAGAGCCTAAAACCACCACTAGAGTAAGCCAGAAAGCAAAAGCAAAGGAGAAGTCTGACTTCGAAAGAATCAGCTTATTCGAGATATGAGAGATGCTGAATTTTATGTGAATAAAAGACTACAACCTCCTAAATCATTCTTTGATTGGTGCTACTCACAAATTCCAACAATTATTTTTTCAAATAAAGACAAAGTAATTTCATCAAATCGAAAAGGCTGTAAAGTCATAAAAAAAAGATTGAATAAGAATACACGAATAGATTTCAATGATTGCTATAAATGTTTTGCGATAACTCTATGTACGCCAAAACGTATTGAGATACAATCCTATGGATTTTATTCGAGATACAATCGTGGGATTCAAAACATTGATTGTGAGCTTGTAAACTTTGAACTGTTTGAAAATGATGAACATATTCAATGCAGCCAAAACTATTTTGTGACTGGTAGATATCAATTTGGACTGTGTAGACAGTATTCGATGGGCGGTGCATATACAGGAGTTGTTATGTATGAGAATGATATTGATAATCAACTGAAACAAAAATCTGAACTTAAGTATATTGAGTGGAATATACCTTTAAATATATGGGATATTAGAAGATTTTATAAATATAGACGTGAAATTGAATTCTTGCAAAAGATTAATGCACGCCAAATTGTATATGAGCTTATGTATTCGCCAGCACAATGCGATATGAGAATCATGAATGAAAAGTGGCTCAGAAAGCATAAGCATGAAATTAAGAATTCTGATTTTGGATTCGAAAAGATAATACTAGATGAAAAAATCAGATGTCGAAATGGGAAGCCTGTTCCTGGAGCAGAAAAATATATATCGCATGTAAATTTTGACAAGATACCAAGCTGTATTGGCATTATTCACTTTCAGAATTGGGCTATTAAAAATCGGATAGATTTCAGATACTACATAGATTATCTAAGACTAATGGAGCAATGTAATGTTCCAATTAACGAAACTAACGCATGTCCTAGAAATCTTTTCCAAGCACATGATCATCTTGTTGAACTCAACAATGCTCTAGAACGAGAACGGAAAGAACAAGCTAAGCGTAATCGTGATAGAGAATTAAAAAATAAATTTGATGAACTTATTAAAGCAAGACAATACATGGAAATGGAGATTAATGGTCTTAAGTTTGTCTTACCTAAAAAAGCAAGCGACATAGTCAATGAAGGCTCTGCATTGCATCACTGTGTGAGCACGTATGTTGATAGACATGCTTCTGGAACAATAACGATTGTATTTATTAGAAATTCTGAAGCACCAAAAAAACCTTTATACACAATGGAATTTTGTAAAAAAGAAATCGTACAGATTAGAGCGAAGTACAATCAGAATCCACCAAAAGAAGTTTGGAGTGCAGCAGAAATCTGGAAAAAGAAAGTATTAAACGGAAGGAGAAAAGTAGCAAATGGCTAATCTAGCAGAAGAAATTAACGCTCTACAAAAAGCATTTAGCAATTTATATAAGTCATTAACTGGTGACTATGATGCAGATGAAGAAGAAATCAGAATTATCAAAAAAGGGCGACGCATCACAGCTGCATACTTCGCGGATGGAGAGTGCGTAAGACACGGGAATGCAAAGTGTTCGAAAGAAGATAAATTCAATTTCGAGTATGGTTCTAAGTTGGCATTTAAGAGAATGTGGGGTGATCCAAATGCTTAAAAAGTTAGGGTGCTTAGGAACTGTATTTCCAAGCGACACAGCACTAAAGCGAAAGTCAAAAGATGAATTGATAGATATGCTTCATATTGCAGAACACAATTATCAAGTACAAGTTGAAGCAAATATCAATCAGTACAATATTTTGAAAACATATCTTCAAGATTATAGCTACGAGGATTTTATGAAGATAGTTAGTAAAGCACAAATAGAACGGAGCGAATAATGGAAAATATCCAGAAACGAGGACCATATAAGAATCCGAAGACAGTCTGCTGCGCGGTTGATAAAGATGGAAACATACGGACCAGGATTAACAGAGAACAATTGCATATTAAAAAATTTAGATTGGTGGAGGAAATATGAAGAAAACAACTAATACAACAGAAGAAAAAACATTATTACAACCATTTCCATTTATTGAGAATGAAGATTACTTACTAAAGTTAAAAAACGGAAATTATGTTGTTGCGTATTGGGGAAATGGACATCTTAATTCAGAGTATAACGATGATTATATCGAAGAAGAAATTGAAAGCATTGTTTCTTTAAAGGACTTAGGACTATGAAAGTTATATTAAATAAATGTTATGGCGGTTTTGGTGTATCGCAAAAAGCGTATGAATTGTATGCAAAGAAAAAAGGTATAGAAATATTCGTATATAAGTTGGAATGTACAAACGACAAACCAATATATAGAAAAACAGATATGGGTAGTTCAATATTTACTATTACTTTTACAAAAGACTTTGGAGACTATGTTGATTTATATGATGATAATTCCGAAAAATATATTTTGGAATTGTGTAGCAATCATAGAGAAGATCCAGTATTGATAGAAGTTGTTGAAGAACTTGGTGATAGGGCAAACAGTCCTTTTTCTAAACTTGTTGTTGTAGATATTCCAGATGGTATGGAATACGAAATTGATGATTATGATGGCGTAGAAACGTTACATCAGAAAGTGGAGAAGTGGTAATGGCAATGAAGAATAAAGAAAAATACATCCTTAATGAAATTGTAATTAAAGTAGCCGAAACACAATGCACACATACAATTGAAGCACTTTACGAAAACAAGATTGTTTATAAACGAAGTTATTTAGTAGATAACGGTTTTAAAAAAATAACAGACTTCTTTAATTGGTTAGAACAAGAATATAAACCACCAATTCTTGATGATGTTGAAAAGGCTTATTTATCAGCAGTGATAAAGCCGTTTAGAAAAGGTGTTAGGAGTATAACTAAGCAAAAAAACAATGATGGTTATGAATGGTTAAGAATTATAGTTGAAGATAACAACCCATTAGTATTACCTGGTTTTAAAAAAGAAACAATGTATAAAGGTATGCATGCGTACAAGGAATACACCGTAGAGGAATTAGGCTTATGAAAATCTATATCGTACATGAAAATGGCGGTCAATACGAATATGAATGGGATAACATCTTAGGGGCATTCACAACTTTAGAAAAGGCACAAGAATTAAGGGATAGAAAGAAAAAAGAGAATGATGAATATTCTAAAAAGGAAGAACTTGTGGACAAGGTGTGCAATGAAGAAATAACGCTTGAACAATCTGGACTAAGTGAAGAAGAATATGAATCCTATTGTGAATGGTATTCTGATGACTACGTGAATTACTACATTACTCAAATCACTTTAGATAAAGAAGGCAGAGAAGAAAGGCTGGAAAAGATAAATGATGAAATCAACTGACATATCAAAAGCAAGCATTATCGTCAATACAATTATTGACATGGAACATAGAATCTTCAGAATTGATGAATATTATGAGCCAAACCAGGTATGGTGGCTAATGCACAATGAAGATTCAGTCATGCTAGATAAAGATTTGACAGAAGAAGTAATGCAGCTTGTTAAAAAAAGACTGAATGAGAAAAAACAGAATTGCGTGAATGAACTCGAAAGAATAGGAGTTAACTACGTAGATGAGACAGCTTAGACGTTTGCAACGCACTAAAGGCTATCTACGTAAAACTGCTGATAAACATGGACGAGAAATTGTTAAGCCATTCATCAAGAGTGATTTTGATGAAATGGTACGCTGTTGTTTAAATCATCGTGATAAGCATGCTCCTGAATCCTGGAAGTATCGTGTATGGTATCGCAACTATATTCTGCTGATCTTGGGTGTAAATACAGGGAACAGAATAGAAACATTGATTGAACTTACACCGAGAGATATTGCAGGTGGGCAATACACTTGTAAAGAAATGAAGACTGGTAAGGTACAACAATTCAACATGAATGCTGATGTGTACGCCACTGTTAGAGAGTATATAGAGCGCTACAACATTCAGATGAATGAATATATATTTGAATCTCGGCAAGGCTTAAAGGGATATCCTATTACTCGCCAGCAAGCGTGGAGAGTAATTAAACAATTGGCCAAAGAAGCAGGGATTGAATATCCTGTAGCTTGTCATAGTCTTAGAAAATCGTATGGGCGATGGTACTGGGATAAAACACACGACCTGCTAACAACACAGAAGTTGCTGATGCATGAGAGTGCGGCGGAAACGATGCTCTATATCATGTTAGAGCCATCTGACATACAGGATGTTAGAGAGTCTATCAATCACACAGAGAAGTGGGGATAGATAACAACATTCTTGCATGTGATAAAAACAATACAAATTTATGCGTGAGTGTAACATTCGATTTTTGTAACACTCAAAAACAGAAGAAAACAAGATAAAGCAGTATTGATAAGCGTTATTAAGAAAATAAGGCTTTCAAATGAGAGTTACATAGTACTGATTCTGTTACACTCACAACAATAATAAAAAAGGAGATAAAAATGTATTCAATTCAAACACAAAATAAGGACACAATTTATTGCAATCCAAACATTAAGAAGCTTTATGTTATCGAAAAGCAAATAGACAATGAGCTTAAATATGAAGTGCGTGCAACAATAGACAATGATGATCGCTTGTTTGGAAGATATTCAAACAAAACGGTAGCACAAGAAGTTATGGAAGATTTAATCAGCAATATCTTTCGGAGCGATACAGTTATGGTGTGTATGCTGGAGGATGAATGATGATGATTGCCATTTTATCCTTCACGTGTGGAGTGTTCTTTGGAGTATTTATTATGGTTGCAACAAGAATCGCAGGTGTAGATGACAATGACTAAAAAGGAAGAAATTGAACTAGCCCTTCTATATAGAAAAAGAAATGATTTAGAAAAAGAAATAGCAAGGGTAAAGGCAGCGCATAAAAGAAATGAATATGCAGAAGTCAATTCATATCAACTCTTTGTTTTAGAAGATCGTTTGCGTTGGGTAGAAAAAAAAGATAGCTAGAAGGGAAAAACATGATTACAATTGAAGAACTAAAAAACTATCGCTACCTGCAAATGCAAGCACAAGCAATCCAGGAACAAATTAGACAAATGTACTTTCCAATATCATCTCCACCAATTGGGCAGATTGGAACGAAGTCAAACATACCAGGAGATCCAACACGCTCGGCATTCTATAGGATTGAAAAATTAAATCAGGAACTCGAAGAAAAAGTAAATGAAATCGCAGTCCAAATGAAAAGAATTTTAGATTGGGTAGATACAATTGATAATCCGGAAATTCAAATCATTATTCGATGGCACTTCATGAACGGTCTAAGCTGGAAAGAAACAGCAAGAAAGATTTATTCGACATCCGATTCGGATAGTTGCAGAATGAAATTCTATAGATATTTCAATCAAAAAGATAAAAGTGTTCGTTAGTGTTCGCTCACGTTCGTTTCAAATGTGATACTATGCTAGTGTAGAAAAAGAACAGATGCATGGGCAGGTCTGTTCTTTTTTTATAAAACGTGGGTATTAAGTAGATTTTCATTTGATTTCGACTCCTTTATTCATAACTGCCCTAATTTTGATATGAAAACTAATCCTAGATATGCAAACGGTAATTTAAGACGTAAAAATAGAGCACGACTAAAAGCAATGGGATGCCAATGCGGAATATGTAAAGGTAGACTTGGGCCAATACATTATGACGAACCGTCCAACTATATGTTTCCATTATCGTTTGTAGTGGATGAAATAAAGCCGGTTTCTAAGTGGAAACAGTTCGGATACAACAGTGCAAGAGAAGCAGCAGAAGATTGGAATAATCTGCAAGCTGCACATTATATCTGCAATCAATTAAAAAGTGACAAAATCGGCATAAATACAACGAATTCGGCACAAAAGAAACCTACTATAAAAGATGGGGATTGGTAGTTTTCCACAATAGGTGGGGGAGTACCCCTCCCGTAAGGTAAGGCGACTCAGGGCCGTGAGCGCCGATTTACACACAGGGAAATTTTGAAAGGGGTAATTAGGTGGCAAAACTAAAAGGAATAACAAAGAAAAAATCGCGGTTAGAAATGCTTAAAGCACTTGCTTTGGTTCTTGCTGATCAGATTGATTCTAGATTACCACCTAAAGATTTAGGACCAATTGCAAAACAGTATCGAGAAACAATCAACGAGATAGAACAGATAGAAGGGATGACTGATAGTGATGATGAAATCAGTGAAATCTTGTCAACGAGAGAAGCTGATGGGAAGTCAGGAGCCGTCCGTTAGAATCGTTCCAGATTACGAATACTCAGATGGTGATGATGCTGTTAAGATTTTAAAGATTGGTAAGCTTCGCCCTGATCCGTGGCAAGAGAATGCAATGCTAGATTGGATGGGGCGTAACGAAGAAGAACTGTGGGCTTCATCCACATGTGGATTGTCTGTGCCTAGACAGAACGGAAAAACATTAAATGTTTCTGGGAGAAGTGGTGCTGGTATGATTCTATTCGGTGAATGGGTAGTCTACACTGCTCATTTACAAAAAACTGCAACTGAGACATTTTTGGAATTACGAGGACTCTTTGAAACTCCGAAATTAAGCAAATATGTACGAGAGATTAGAAATGCTTTAGGTAGAGAACAGATTATTTTAAAAAATGGCGGAAGGATAGTTTTTGTTGCTAGAACAAGAAATGGTGGTCGTGGTCTTCATGGCGACCTTTTAATTTTCGATGAAGCACAGGAATTGACGACAGAACAACAAGCTTCATTTCTTCCTGCACTTGCAGCAAGTAGAAATCCACAAACGATTTATATTGGAACTCCACCGGATGAACATTGCGAAGGCACTGTCTTTAGAAAGATTCGAGATAAAGCGATTAGTGGAAAGAGCGACAACACATCCTGGTCTGAGTTCTCTGAGAAAGAAATAGGAGATGTGAACGATAGAAGCAGATGGTACAGAACGAATCCGGCACTTGGAAGACGAATCTTAGAAAGTACAATTGCTTCTGAATGTGAACAGATGGATGCTGATACGTTTGCACGTGAACGATTAGGGTGGTGGTCTCCAATTTTAGAAAATAAAGAAGAATATGCAATCGATAAAGATGCATGGAATAAATGTATTTCGGACGAAAGTAAACCGGAAGGAAAAACAGCATATGGAATTAAATTCTCGATTGATGGAACCGAAGTGTGTTTATGCGGTGCTGTGATTCCGGAAAGTGGTCCTGCAAGAATATCGCAAATTGAAAGAAAATCAACATCACAAAGTACAAGATGGTTGAGTGATTGGTTAAATGAGCGATATCACGATGCATCGTGTGTAGTGATTGATGGTCGAAATGGTGTTGATTTATTAGTTGACCGAATCTCCGAAACATGGAGATTAAAGTCGTCAATAATCAGGCCAAATGCAAAGGATATGATTTCGGCAGCAACTTTATTAATTGATAGTGTTAACGAAAATAGTCTTACATGGTATCGATACCAAGAAGATTTAAATGATAGTGCCATAAATTCAACCAAGCGTTCTATTGGTGGTGGATATGGTTTTGGCGGTAGTAATTCAATCCCTATTGAGGCATGTGCATTAGCGTTATGGGGAGCAAAAACAAGTAAACGAGATCCAAAACGCAAAATGCGAATTGGTTAGGAGGGAAAATGAATTTCACATTAGGAATTGGGAAAATATATGGTCTGCCAGCTGTTGAAGAGGTAAAGCTAAGAAAATTAATTAAACTTTGGGATAATCATAAAAGTAGCAATGATAAGAAGAATCGATATTATGGTGGCCATGTTAGATTATCTGATGTCAATTTGGGAATTGCACTTCCAAATGGTTTAAATAGTCTTGAAATCGGATGCGAATGGGGAGCAAAGACAGTTGATGTACTAGCTGCACGTTCTATGTTTGACGGCTTTGTTAGTTCCAATGGAAAAAACAATGACTTATTACAGAAGATAATGAGCGATAATCGTTTGATATCCGAATACATGAAGGCATGTAAAGACCAACTCAAATATGGGTGTACATTCGCAACATTATCAGCAGATGAGGATATTGGTTGCAAAATTCGCTTTCACTCACCATTGACTGCTTCTGCAATTTGGAATGGAGAAAAGGGAAGAATTGATTGTGGACTTGCTATTATCGATACAAAAATTGATAACAAGGACCAAACGTATAAACCTTCACATGTAAATTTATATACAGATACTGATATTTGGGAGCTTACTAAAATTTCAGACTCTAATGAATGGAAGGCAGAAAAATTCCCACATATAATGGGAAGACCATTGATGGAGCCACTTGTTTGGAATGCGACAAGTGATAAACCATTTGGTAGATCAAGAATCAAAGAACCAGTCAGACGATTGATTGAAGGGTATGTTAGAACGGTTGCAAATGCATCAATTGCATTAGAATTTTCTACAACTCCGCAGAAATATTTGCTAGGCATAACAGATGAGCAATATGATGCATTGATAAATGAAAAGTTCAAAACATATGTTGGTTCAATCATTGCTGGAACAACGAATCCTGACACTGGCCAAACTCCTGAATTTGGACAACTTTCACAAGGAACTTTAGAACCACACGTTCAAATGTTACGTATGCTGGCGACACAATTTAGTGCTGCAACTGGATTGACAGTCACTGATACAGGCGTTGTAAATGATGCTAATCCTACATCTAGTGATGCGATTCTTGCACAATCTCAAACTCTTGTTTTACTTGCGGAGCAATTAAATACAACCAACAGTGATGCCCTAAAGGTTATTGCTAGAATGGCGCAAGCTATAGTCCGTGGAGTAGAACTAGATAAGCTGACAGATGAAGAAGAAAGCATTGTTCCGCATTTTAAAAATCCAGCAATGCCATCTGTATCTGTTACAGCAGATGCAGCTGTTAAAATTGCAAGTGTTCGTCCAAACTTTAGTCAAACAGATACATTCTTAGAAATGGTCGGCTTTGATCAGGCAGATATCCGCAGAATTAATGCGCAGGAGCAGCGCTCTAGAGGCACTCAAGTATTGAGTGAAGAATTCAATGCAGATATCAGCGAATGATTGGCAGAAATACGTTAGTAAGCTATCTGCAATCAACACAAAAGCTGGAGAATTATTGCAAGCGTACATTGATAAACATGGATTAAATGATATTGAGTCAGTAATAACATATGCACATGCTCTTGTTACGAAATATGGTGAGGCAGGTTCTGAATTAGCATGTCAAATGTATGATGCGCTAGCTGAGGCACAAGGGGCATATGTTAATCCTGCTGAGCCTGCAGCAATTGCAAATCGTCATGAAGTTGCTGGTGCACTTTTGAAAACACAAGGGACGCTGAACATGATTCCGGCAATAGAGAGACTGGTTAAGACGGCAGCTTCTGATACGATGCTAAAAAATGCGAAACGTGATAACGCAGAGTGGGCGTGGGTTTCACATGGTGATACTTGCGCTTTTTGTATGCATTTATCATCTTTGGGGTGGATGCCTGCTAGTAAAGCAATTCTAAGAGGTGAGCATGCTGAACATATTCATGCCAACTGTGATTGTGAGTTTGCAATACGTTTTGATGGCAAAAGTAATGTGGAAGGGTATGATCCACATAAATTTAAATTAATCTATGATAGTGCAGATGGTAAAACCTCTTTAGATAAGTTGAATGCAATTAGAAGACAGATGTATCCCCAAATTAAAGAGGAGAGAAATGCAAAACGAAGGGAATTATATGGAGCTAGAAAGATACTCAATCCACTAGATAATCCGTTCAAGGATCCAAATACAAAACTTGAAATTTCGATACAAAAACAAAGAAAGCATATTCCTGGAACAATTGAATACGAAAACTACAAAAGAGCGTTTGAAAAAATTGGCCGATATGGACCTTCAATTTTATATATAAATGAGGATGCCTGCCAGGAACTTGTGGAGAATTATCATGGGAAAGGATTTGTAAGAACAGATCTATATGGTAAAATAATACCAGAAGAACTTATTGTAAGTAATGATATTGTGATTGGGGAGGCTGTAAATAATATAGATGGTAATACAGCACCAACAACGGTTTTTAAAATACATTACAGCAAAGGTGGAACACACATTTCACCAGATTATCCTAGTAAGAAGGAAAAATGAAAAAAGGGGGTAGATAGTAATGGAACTGCGTGATTTATATGGAAAAGTTGTTGAATTAAATGTCTGTACTGGCATCAAAATAACAGGAAAAGTTATTGATTTTTACCCGAGTATTTGTACTGATTCTGGGGAAGATGAAATCGATATATTTCCAAATGAAACAAACCATATTATTCTTGTAAAAAAGAGTGAGATTCTATCGGCAAAGATATTGTAGTTAAGATAAGCAAAATTGTATAAAAATATATTTTATAAATAAGCACGGATAACCCGTGCTTTTATTATGGCAACTCGTGCCTTAAACGAGGATGGAGGAAAAATGAACGAAACTGTAGAACAGGGAAACGTCACTGTGGATGAAACACAGGAAAACAATGCTACTGTGAGCACAGAAAACACACAGGAAAAAACAGCACGTACTTTTACCCAACAAGAAGTGGATGATATCGTTTTAAAACGATTGAATAAAGAACGTGCAAAATTTGCGGATTACGAAGATTTAAAAGCTAAAGTAACAGATATTGATGTCTATAAAGAAAAGGCAGAAAAGACTGATGCACTGCAGGCACAGTTAGAGGCTATTACAAAAGCAAATGAAGTCAGAGATATTCGCGAAAAAGTGGCATCTGATACTAAGGTGCCAGCAAACTTATTAACTGGATTAACTGAGGAAGCATGTTTAGAACAAGCACAAGCAATTCTTGCATTTGCAAAGACAAATGGTTATCCGAGAGTTAAAGATTCTGGAGAATTGCAAAATATTCCAACTGGTTCCACTAAACAACAGTTTGCAAATTGGTTCAACGAAACAATAAATAAATAAAAGGAGAAAAAATTATGGCAGAAGGAATCAACACAACAACAATCAAATTACCATCTTCAGTTTCATCTGATATTATTCAAAAATTACAAGAAAACTCAGCAGTAATGCGTTTAGCGCGCAAGATTGACTTGCCAGGCAATGGAGTTACCATTCCTGTTATTACAGGTGATCCAGAAGCAGCATGGGTGGCAGAAACAGATAAGAAGAAAGTATCCAAACCAGGATTAGAAACAAAGTTAATGAGTGCATACACATTAGCAGTTATCGTTCCATTCTCAAATCAATTTAAGCGTAATGCTGAGGCTTTATATGAAGCGTTAGTAGACCGTCTACCTTTAGCGTTAGCACAGAAGTTTGATAACACAGTTTTTGGCGGTGTTGCTGCACCTGGTGAAAACTTTGATACATTAGCGGCTGCAACTGCACAAGATTTAAAGACAGATGTATATAAGGGCTTAGTTGCTGCTGATGCTGATATTGCTAGTCATGGTGGTATTACAAACGGATTTGTAGTGTCCCCACAAATGAAGAGTGAATTATTGCTCGCTGTAGATGCTAATAAGCGTCCGTTATTCGTTAATTCAGCAGCTGATGGTGCTGTACCAATGTTATTAAGTGTTCCAACAGTTTCATCTAAGGGCGCGTATGTAAATGGCACTCCAAAGACATTAGGCTTTGCTGGCGACTGGACACAAGCTGTATATGGAACAGTAGAGGGTGTTCAGATTAGTATCTCTGATCAAGCAACATTGACAGATGGTGCTACAACAATCAATCTATGGCAGCAGAACATGTTTGCTGTACGCGCAGAAATCGAAATTGGTTTCCGTTGCGACAAGTCCGTATTCAATAAGTTGACAAAGAGTGCGTAATGAAAGCGTTTATTAATAAAATCACTGGAACATTAATGTATGTTGATGATTCTAGAGTAGATGAATACATTGAGGCAGGTTATGAACCTGCCTCAGATACTAATGAAGATGAAACTGTTTCTGAGGTAGAAAAGAATACGGATACAGACGAAACAGAGGAAGATTCAAAGAAGACTGATAAGAAGTCAGGAAAGAAAGGAGCGTAAGGATGGCATACGCAGAGATAGTTGATGTAGAAAAAGGCTTTCGTACATTTGAAGAAAATGAAATAAAGAAAGCAACAGCACTGATTGATGAAGCAGGTGTCATTATCGATGCGTATGCTCCTAAAGCTTCAAACGATGTAAAGAAGGTAGTTACGTGTCGAATGGTTAGAAGAGCAATTGGAGATGGTCAAGAGACACAAACGTTTCCGATGGGAGCAACTCAAGGTAGTATTGGAGCTTTGGGATATACTCAATCATGGACATTGAATAATGGCTCTGTTGGGGAGCTTTACCTAGCTAAAACAGAAAAGCAGTTACTAGGTATTGGAAATAAACTTGGTTCTCATAGCCCTTTGGAGAGTTTGCTATGATGGTCGGAATAACAATCGTTCTCTATGATGATATAGAAAAAGGGAAGGACGAATTTGGCGAATCTATTGTCGAAAATACACCAATTGAAATTAGCAATGTTTTGGTTGCGCCAACTTCCACAGAAGATGTTACTAATACGGTGAATCTGACAGGAAGACGTGCTGTATATACACTTGCAATTCCAAAGATTGATAATCATGACTGGGAAAATAAGAAGGTTCGCTTTTTCGGAAAAGACTGGCGTACAATTGGGATTCCACAAGAAGGAATCCAATCGTTAATTCCGCTATGCTGGAATAAGAAGGTAATGGTCGAGCGCTATGAGTAAGGCTCGCTTTAAGTTAGATAGAAAAGGCGTAGGTGAACTTCTAAAATCAACAGAGATGCAAAAGGTCCTACAAGAGCATGCCGGCCGTGTTCAAGGACAGATGGGTGAAGAATTTGAAACGTATATTGCAGGAACGCGTGCTGTTGTTGGCTCCAAAAGCCAAAAGGGTGATAAACAGGCGATGAAGGAAAATAAACTGCTTAAAGCGTTGGGGGGATCTAGAAGAAAATGATAGAGACAGTAATCTATACATATTTAAGCAAGAAGTTATCTGTTCCTGCATATATGTCAGAACCGAAAACGCCACCTGAAAAATATGTTCTTATTGAGCGAACTGATGGTGATGATAGAGAAGTTCGTGAAGCAACAATTGCAATCAAGTCATATGGTGGAACACTTTTAGAAGCTTGCAAGTTGAATGAAGAATTAAAGGATGCAATGAGAGAGATTGTTGAACTTAATGAAATTGCCAAATGCAAGTTAAATAGTGATTACAACTTTACAGATACAGAAACAAAACGATTCCGCTATCAAGCGGTTTTTAATTTGGTTTATTACCAATAGTTAGGAGAATAATAAATGCCAAAAACAAAAAATGTTTCGGTTGCTAAGCCGAAAATCACTGGTGCAATTTACAGAGCACCACTAAAAACAGCATTACCAGCAGATGCAACTACAGCCTTAAATGTAGCATTTAAAGAACTTGGATATGTTGGTGAAGATGGAGTTACAAACAATAACTCTGCCGATTCTGACAATATCAAATCATGGGGTGGTGCAGTCGTTGCGACAACACAAAAAGAAAAGAAAGACACATTTAAGTTCAAGTTAATTGAAGCTTTAAATACTGAAGTTCTTGCTACTGTGTATGGTTCAGGAAATGTTTCAGGAGCGCTAGCTACAGGAATTAAGGTTTCTGCAAATGCAAAAGAACTTGAAAGTGCTGAATATGTTATCGAAATCATCTTACGTAATGGTATTGCAAAGCGTATTGTCATTCCAGAAGGTAAAATCTCAGAGGTTGGAGAAATTACTTATAAAGATGATGAGCTAATTGCATATGAAATTACAGTAACTGCATTACCAGATGATGACGGTAATACTCATTACGAATATATTAAGGAAACTGCTGCATAAGGAGATTAATTATGGCAAAGACAATTAAGAAAACAATTGCTATTCAAAATGATGAGACGTTTAAAGGTGTGACAAAAACTGGTTTTAAATTTGTGATACCGAAGGAAAACTTTAATGATGCAGAATTATTGGAAGTTTTAATGCAGGTTGATGATGGAGAAGAACACTACATCATTAGGGCTGCCGGTATGCTTTTGGGTAAGGAACAAAAAGCATCTTTATATAATCATTGTCGTAATAAAAATGGTAAGGTTCCAGCAGATAAAGTGATTGCAGAAATCGAAGACATTTTTAAAACATGTAAAGAAGTAAAAAAATAATTGCCCTTGCCAGGATGATCAAAACAGACCGTGATGCGTGGCTCTGTGATTTAGCAGAAACATATCATATTTTAGATATAACAGGGTTGTCGATTTTAACATTGGCAACCCTTTCTTTTGGTTTAAGGGAGGATTCACGCATCAAGATGTTGCTTTCAGATTCGAATGTACAAGTAGATAAATTAATGATGGCAATGATGATTGATAGATTGTCGTTGCTTTGGTGGGCGAAAACTAAAGACGGTTCAAAAGGTATTAATCCGCCAAATATGCTAGTAGATAAATTAATGGGGACTACAAATGATGAAGTTAATAGATTCTCATCTATCGAAGAATTTAAATCTGAATGGAACAGAATAGCAGGAGGAGAAATTCATGAGTAATTTAGGCTCTGCATTTGTGCAGATTGTACCTTCTGCGGAAGGTATTACAGGTTCAATTGCAAATGTGCTAGGTGCTGAAGCAGATAGTGCTGGTAAGGCTACTGGATCGAGACTAGTCGATACAATTAAAGGGGTTATTGTTGCGGCCGGAATTGGAAAAGCCTTGATGGCATCTATCAATGAAGGTGCTGCTCTACAGCAATCTCTAGGTGGAATTGAAACTCTTTATAAGGGTTCTGCTGACAGAATGAAGCAATATGCGAACGATGCTTTCGTAACTACTGGATTGAGCGCAAATGCATATATGGAAAATGTGACTGGCTTTAGTGCCAGTTTACTATCGTCATTAAAGGGCGATACAGAAGCAGCTGCTGAAGCTGCTAATACAGCAATGATTGATATGGCTGATAACTCAAATAAAATGGGTACATCAATGGAATCTATCCAAATGGCTTATCAAGGATTTGCTAAACAAAACTACACCATGTTAGATAATCTAAAACTTGGATATGGTGGTACAAAGACTGAGATGGAGCGTCTATTAAAAGATGCTCAGAAAATAACTGGGGTTAAGTATGATATCAACAACCTAGCAGATGTATATTCTGCAATTCACGTAATTCAAAGCGAACTGGACATTACAGGAACAACTGCCAAAGAAGCAAGTACAACATTTACTGGATCATTTGCTGCAATGAAGGCTGCAGCGCTTAATGTTATTGGTGGTCTATCGCTAGGACAGGATATTACACCAGCTTTAGAGGGGCTTGCATCAACTGTTGCAACATTTTTGTTTGGCAATTTTATACCAATGCTAACAAATGTATTAACCGGACTGCCATCAATGGTTGTTACATTCCTTAAGACAGCAGGACCTATTTTTATTGAGAATGGAGCGCAGCTAGTCACTAATTTAATCGAAGGAATAACGACTGGATATCCTGAATTTGTTGCTGGCTTTGCAGAACTTTTAGAAAACATACCTCCAGTTATAGAATCAAACTTTCCAGCGCTTATTGAAAATGGCGTTGCATTAATTTCGAATTTTGCAAATGGAATTATTCAAAAGATTCCTGATTTATTAAATGATTTTAATTACATTCTAATTGATATCTTTGCAATCATTACGGACTACCTACCAGTCATGTTAGAAGGTGGTGCAGATATTCTTCTGAACATCTTACAGGGGCTTGTTGATAATCTTCCGCAATTAGTGGAGGGATTTAATACATTAATTGACTCAACTGTAATGTTTTTAAAAGATAACTTGCCTAAGTTCTTGGAAAAAGGTGTTGAAATCATCTTAAAATTAGCAAATGGTATTTTGAAAAATCTACCTACTATTTTAGGTGCGATTGGCTCTATTATCGGTCATTTAATAAAAGCGATTGTAGATAATCTTCCACAATTATTAGCACTAGGTTTTCAGTTAATAGGGAAGTTAGCAAAAGGTCTTCTTGAAGCACTACCAAATGTCTTATCTGCAATGGCTTCGTTAGTATCAAGCATATGGGATTCTGTAAGTAGTATTGATCTATGGTCGGCTGGTTCTGCAATTATTAACGGTTTCCTTGGTGGTTTGAAGTCCGCCTTTGAAGGTGTGAAGAACTTTGTTGGCGGAATTGCATCATGGATTGCTAACCATAAAGGACCACTTAGCTATGATAGAAGATTGTTGATACCTGCAGGTAACGCAATCATGCAAGGACTTAATAGTGGATTGAAAACATCGTTTGAAGATGTTAAATCAACAGTTAATGATATGGGTGGAAGTATTTCCGAAATGATGAATAGCTCATTAGGAAATAGTATTCAGTCAGATTTTTTAATGAATGCACGTGTTAATGGAAATCAATTAGGAGCCATTGCTAGTCAGAACAATATGGGCACTCAGCTTGGTGGGGTTACGATTAACATTAATGGATATAACGGTGATGCAAAGGAATTGGCAGAACGAGTTAAAGATGAACTTCTAAATGAAGAACGTAGAAAGGAGATGGCTTTCAATGGCTGATACATTTTTATTTAGCGGACGAAAGTCGTCTGCTTTTTCGACCTATGTAGCAGATACTGATGGGTGGAATTCTGCAGCAAGAAGAATGGATGCGATTAATGTGCCAGGAAGAAGTGGTACGTTAACACCAATCAATAGTAATTCGTTCGAGAATATTCAAATCACATATCTATGCTATTTGAAGAACGAAATGCGAACTAAACTAAATGATTTGGTTGGATGGCTTAATAGTCACGCTGGATATCAAAGGCTAGAAGATACATTTCATCCAGAGTATTTTAGATTAGCTAGATATAACGGTTCTTTTGAAGTGATGTCGAAAGATAAACTAACTGCAGCATTCAATGTGGTTTTTGATTGTATGCCACAAAAATTTCTCAAGAGTGGTGAACAAATTACAACATTAAAGACTTCAGGATCAATTACAAATCCAACCAATTACATCGCTAAACCGATTATCAAAATATATGGTACAGGTGTTGTTAAAATTGGTTCTGCTGCTATTAAGATTGTTAAACCAGGGAATGCATTTATTGAATTTGATTGTGACTTATTAAACGCATATGAGGGTTCGGACAATCGAAACAGTAATGTTGAATTGATAGGAGAGCCTGCTCTTTTACCAAATACAACAAACGGAATAACGCTTGGCAATGGGATTACTAAGGTTGAAATCAAACCAAGGTGGTACACAATATGAAACCGATTTTGTATGAGTCTTCAGAAAAACAATTTACAACAAATGGCATTGGCACACTTGCTGATGCCATTTCTTGTACTGTTGTCGAAGAAAGAAATGGTTCCTATGAACTAGAGATGGAGTATCCTCTTGGTGGCATTCATTATGATGAAATTAGAAACAATCGAATTATTTTAGCGATGCCAAGTGATGGCCAAAAAACACAGCCTTTTAGAATTTTTAAAATCACTCGCCCAATTGGCGGAGTTGTAAAAATCTATGCAGTACATCTGAGTTATGACTTGTCAGGAATTCCTGTAGCTCCATTTACCGCAAATGATTGTTCATCTGCTTTGAACAGACTGAAATCTAACTCGATGATTGCTAATCCATTTGAAGTATGGACAGATATTTCCGGAAGTGGGAAATATAAGCAAAATAGTCCTGCTTCATTTAGAAGTCGATTAGCAGGAACTGATGGTTCTATCCTTGATTCATTTGGGAAAGGTGCAGAACTTGAATTTGATAGATTAACTGTTAAAGTTCATCAGAATCGCGGAAGAGATAATGGTGTAACAATTCGGTACGGAAAGAATTTGACTGATTTAAAACAACAAGAATCAATTGAGAATGTAAGAACTGGCGTGATTGCTTACTGGTACAAAGAGGAAAACAATACACAAGATGTCATTGTTGGTGAAATTCAATACCTAGAAAATCATGCTGACTATCCAAAGGAAAATATCCACGTTTTAGATTGCTCTGCAGACTTCGAAAAGAAGCCTGATAAGCAGCAACTAAACACACGTGCAAAGCAATATATTAAGGCAAACAATATTGGAGTTCCGAAGATATCAATTGATGTTTCATTTATCCAGTTATGGCAAACAGAGGAATATAAAAACATAGTCTCACTTGAAAGAGTAAGCCTATGCGATACTGTTCATGTCGTTTTTGAAAAACTAGGTGTCAATGCGGTCGCAAAAGTAATTAAAACAGAATTCGATGTTTTGAACGAGCGCTATATAAAGATTACACTCGGCGAAGCAAGAAGTTCATTTGGAGAAGCAATCAGAGAAGCTACAAAGTCAACGATTCAACCACTTGTAAAATCAATGGTCAATATCGCAGTTAGCAACGCTACTGCTAACATTAGTGGATTTAGTGGTTATGTAACAAAAGTAACTGATGCAAATGGCAACTGGTCAGAGTTGGTTATCTCTGATAACGCAGACTATCAGCAAGCAAGAAATGTATGGCGTTGGTCTCAAGGTGGGCTTGGCTTTAGCTCTAACGGATATGCAGGACCATATACAACTGCTATTACTGCTGATGGTCATATCAATGGAGCAATGATCACTGCAGGTACAATCAATGCCAATACTGTTAATGTTGGCAATAAAGTATTAACTGAAACATTAACGGAATTAGCAGACCGTCATACAGCAGCTGATGGACGTATGCGTGAATTGGCATCACGTATTGAACAGAATACAGACAACATTATCCTTAGCGTGACACGTCAGGAATACGAAGGGTATAAGGCTTTCATGCGTGCGATGTTAGACGAAAATGGTCTGCATGTTGGTGGCGAAGGCGAAGAGACGCAAACAAGTATTAATGGGCGTGGTGTAAAGGTAGTAGATACCAACGGAAAGGTACTTGCACAATTCGATAAGCTGAACAATATTCTTGCATATTTAGCAGTTAGAGAATTTTTGAGCGTTGGTTCTCATCGATTAGAAGCAAAGCTGGATGAGATTGAAATCACAGAATTTGCAAATGGGAATATTAAAACCGGACAAGTTGATTGTACGTATATGTACTGGATTGGAGATGTTGATTAATGGTGTTATTAAACGAAAACTGGAAAGTTGTTTCTGAAGCTATACGAACACCTGGTGCAGCAAACGTTACTTACCAATTATTAGCGCGCATTAATTCGCAATATCATAGTATCGAATTGAATAGAGACTATGTAGAAATCCAAGTTACTTACACAATGAATTCTGGTTATATCTATTCTGGATCTTGGAATTTCTCTGCAACTGGATGTTCTGATGTTTCGGGTGGTGGAACGCTGAGTGGTAGCGGAACACTGATAAGTGGTGGATTCTGGGCTTATCATGATAATAGTGGTAACTACTCGACAAGTATTAATGCTAATTTAAGTTTTTATTTTTCTGCTGCAAATGCATATTTAGATGGTTCTATTGAACTTCCTAATATTCCTCGAGCAAGTGTTCCTTCTTGGAAAAATGGAAAGAACCGTGTAAAGATGGATGGAACGGATACGATTACGTTAGTTCTTGACAAGAAGGTTCCTGCATATCGACATTCGCTAGTATGGGTGATTGGCGATAGTGGGTACAAATGGCTTAATACCAATGACATTGATACGGAATACACCTTTAAACCAACTGAAGAAATGCTGAAATATTCGACGGACGGAAAATATATTTATGGATATTTAGGAGTCGGAACATATGCCAGTGGTGATCAAAATGCAAAGATGATTGGTTCAATGAATATCAGTTTTTTCATAGACCTTCCTGAAGAGAAGTACGGGCCTGTCATTAGTTCTGCAGTTGTAAAGGAAATTGGGAACACAAAGGTTCCTGAAGATAAAGTATTTAGGTACTTGTCAAAAAAGAAGCTGTCCATGCAAGCAGAAGTAAGAGGTTTTTCGACTGCGAAAAATGTGTATGTGATGCACAATAAACAACAATACCCTATGGTGCTTAATAATGATACATATAGTGTTGATTTAGAAGGTATGGCCGATGGGGATGTACAGTTTGTGATAGAGGACAGTAGAGGCTTTAAATCAATTAGAAATTGGCATGGAACATACATTCCTTACTTCTTCCCAACCATAACGGATTTAGTGGCGATTAGAGATAATCCAACATCTAATCATGGATATATGGTTTCAAAAGGGAAATGGTACAATGGCCAGTCAAATAAATTGATTGCAATAACAGAACATTTGCCAAATGAGAGACTTAATACTGAAGTAGTTGTGAACTCTAATGATTTCAACATCAATAAAGAGTTTAGTGATTTAAATTATCAAAATAAATTTACATTCAAATTAACCATAACAGATTACTATGGACAATCTGTAATAAGAGAATATATTTTGCCAGGAAGCCAATGGACAGCGCTTTTTGGTAAATTCACATCTCTGTTTAGAATGATTCATGTTAAGAAAACTCCTAATGTACCATGCGGCATATATAACGAAGGTGATCTATCAACGCTAGGTAGAACATACGCTAAAGGTGGGCTTGCCGTTGGCGGCGATGATACGTTTATTGTGAAAGAATTTACGGCTGATGTCCAAGCAATAAAAGGACAACAGGCAGCATATATAAGTGTTCCATACACTATTCCTACAGGATATAAATTGCTTTGTTTTTATGATGCACACACAGTTACATGGTGCATAACAACAATAAAGAATGTAAGTGCTAATGCAATAATGACACACGTATATAACTGGTCTACGCCGAATGATATAACACCAAAAAGTAAAGTGGTTGTTAGCGGACTGTTTGTTAAGTCTGCATAGAAAGGGAAATAATGCTTATAGATGGTTTAAAATTTACTGAAATCCCAAGTGGCAATAAAAGCGTTGTTACATTTCAACGTAAGGTGTTTGAAAACCTAAAGCCACTAATTGATAGTTTTGAAGTTGGTGTTATACATGAAATAAGTTTTGATGACGAGAGTATCACACACAAAATGTACACTGAGCCAATGACGTTTTCTAAAAGCGATGATAGTTATACTATCTCTTTTATTTTGTCTGACGTTCCACAGAAAGATATTGATGCTAAAAACTTTAATGATGTGAAGCCATTAGTCAATGATTGCTTACAGACAGCAAGCATTGAAACTGTAAAGAAATACATATCATTTCTGAATGTTTGGACAGCTGGAACACGATACAAAAAAGGGCAAAGGGTATCCTATAAAAACGTGCCGTATAGCGTTATATCAGACGTTACAGCAGAGGAAGCGAAAACGCCTGATGTATCAGAAAAACTGTACGAAAACTTACTGAAGAAAAAGCAAGAAATAAAACCATGGAACGAAAAGACTGCCTATAACAAAGGTGACTTGGTTATCGCACGTGGAATTGTGTTTATATCCAACATCAATAATAACAAGGGAAATGAGCCAGGTTTTGGCTCTACTTGGGATTATTACAAAAATTAAATATTGCTATTAAGGCGACCAATATGGCCGCCTTTTTAGATAGAAAGAGGATGAATTATGAATGAAGATTTGGCGTTAACAACAGAGCAGTTAGAAGAATTAAGCAACAATAAAGCAGAGAAAGTAGAGGAATAATTTATGGGATATTCAGCTTTAACTAATGTAGCAATCATGAGTCCTAATCATTCAGGATCACGCTACAATTCAATTTCAAAGATTACTATTCATCATATGGCTGGCAATCTTTCAATCGAGACGTGTGGCAACGTCTTTTTAAATCCAAACAGACAAGCATCATCCAACTATGGAATCGGATCAGATGGTCGAATCGCATGTTATGTCGATGAAGAAAATCATCCGTGGACATCCGCCAACTGGGATAACGATGATTGCGCAATTACTATCGAAGTTGCTAATAGCGAGACTGGTGGCGATTGGCCAATCAGTCAAGCAGCATACGCTTCTTTAATTCGTTTGTGCGCAGACATCTGCAATCGCTACGGAATCTATCCTTATTACGACGGGACACCATCTGCAACATTGACAGAGCATTGTATGTTTGTGGCTACAAATTGCCCAGGTCCTACGATTCATAGTATGCAGGTCAACCATGTCATTGAAAATGACATTCGTGCAGCTATGGCAGGTGGCGCAGTTACCCCGCAACCAACAACATCAGTGAGTGGAGACATTGAAGACTTAGCACTTAGAGCAATTGCAGGTGAGTTCGGCAATGGTGATGCAAGACGTGCCGCGTTAGGCGATATGTATAGTGCTGTACAAGCACGCATCAATGAAATGTATGGTGGTGTTACAGCTACGATTGACTATTCTATTGATGCTATTGCATATCGTGTCATTGCTGGCGAGTTCGGCAATGGCCAAGACCGTATCAATGCATTAGCTGCAGCAGGATACGATAACGTAGCAGTGCAACAGCGCGTCAATGAGATTCTTCAAGGCGGCGATAATACAGCTTCAGCACAGGATGATATGAGTGCTATTGCTGAAGCGGTCTACCGTGGTGACTATGGCAATGGACAGGATAGAATCAATGCTCTACGTGCGGCTGGATACAATCCAGATGCAGTACAGCGCGCAGTAGAGCAAATCTACTACGGTCTATAAAACAGGAGGTGTCTAAATGAAGGATGGAATCAATCCTGTATACATTAGCCTTCTGATTTCTCTTGTTGGTCTAGTTGCTACCATTTGGAGCGTTAATTCAACAATTCATAAGGGCAACAAAGACCAAGCTAAGGAGTTAGCCGAAGAGTTAGGGAAAATGAACGCGAACATAACCTACGTAAAAGAAGGAATCACAGATTTAAAAGCCACAACCAGAGATGTAAGTAACCGGGTTATGTCTCTGGAAAATCGTTTAGCGCAAACGGAAACATCCGTAACATTTCTAAGCGATAGAATTAGACAAATTGAAGAAAGAAGAGGAAGGGAATTAAAATGAAAGATAAACAATATTGGTTAAAGTGGGCGAAAGCCGCAGCAAGAAGAGCATTAAAAACAGCAGCACAGACATTCGTTGCAACGATTGGCACAACTGCAACAATCGGTGGCGTTGACTGGAAGTTAGTTTGCTCTACTTCCGCATTAGCTGCGATTTTATCAATTGGTACTTCTCTAGCAGGTCTACCAGAAGTAGAACCTAATGAGACCGCCGAAGAAGATATGAAGTAA